TGATCTGTGTCTACAGGCAGCTCAGACGCAAGGCATCAAGACTCTCTGCGCTCGTGAGTTCCAAGCCAGCATTGACGACTCCATTCATACGCTGCTGTGTGCCGAGATAGAGCGGTTGGACCTGAAAGGCTTTGAGGTCCAACGCAATGAGATCCGCTACGATGGCGACACAGCATTCAAGTATATCGGCCTAGCCAGATCACCAGAGAGCGTGAAGTCTTATCACGGCTTCAGTCGAGTGTTTGTGGATGAGGCTCAGACAATATCCGAGGCCAGCCTCAAGGCGCTGACTCCTACGCTCAGGACGGCAGGATCGGAGATCTGGATGGCAGCTAACCCAAGATCAGCCGCTGATCCATTCTACCAGCGATTCGTAAAGCCGTTTGAGAAAGAGCTGCGGCGTGATGGCGTGTACGAAGACGAGCATCACACGATTGTCTGGATGAACTACAATGACAATCCTGCGTTTCCAGAAGTCTTAGAGCAAGAGCGAGCCTATGACCAAGCGCATATGTCGCCATCGTTGTATTCTCACATATGGGAAGGCGAGACATATGATGAGCATGATGACTCAATCATTCCCGTTCCTTGGTTCTTATCAGCCGTGGACGCACACATTAAGCTAGGCTGGAAGGCTGAAGGCGCTATCATTGCGTCTCACGATCCATCAGACGAAGGCGGTGACAGCAAAGGCTTCACGCTCAGGCATGGCAACGTAATCCTAGATGTGTGTGAAATGGTAACAGGTGATGCTAGTGAAGGAATGGATTGGGCGCTAGACAAGGCGCTGAAGGCCAACGCTGACCACTTCATTTGGGACGCTGACGGTCTAGGTGTCTCTCTCAAGCGGCAGGTAGATCAGGCGCTTGCTGGCAAGAACGGTATCACCTACTCAATGTTCAAAGGCTCAGAAGCGCCAGAAGACCCAGAGATGCCGTACACTTCAGGCGGCACTGAGCGCAACAAGAAAAACCGTGAGACCTTCAGGAACAAACGAGCGCAATACTGGTGGCGGCTAAGAGATAGGTTCGAGGCCACGCATCGCGCAGTTGAGAAAGGCGAGTATGTGAACCCAGAGGAAATGATTAGCCTATCTTCTGAGATAGCGGTACTGGATCAGCTCAGAGCTGAGGTCTGCCGAATACCACTCAAACGCAATAATGCTGGTAAGATACAGATATTGAGCAAAGCGGAGATGGCTAAACCTCCGTATCGGTTACCGAGTCCAAACATGGGTGATGCGCTGATGATGTCGCTGCACTCACCTAAAGCACTAAACAAACAGAAAGTTGTCCTCAACTTCAGCGGCTGGAAGCATCATGGATAAAGACGATTACGAATACGAGAAAGACTCCAAGAAAGAGTACGGCGAAGATGTCTATGACTCTAGCAAGTACGATGACCACGAATACGTTGCTGGACTGTTAGCTGCATCTCAGGAAGCAGACCAAGACCTGCGCGACAATGCGCGTGAGGCGGCGTTGTTCGTGGATAAACGTGATGGTCAGTGGGAGGCTTATTGGTACAATAACGCTGCTGAGAGCAAGTCTCCACGCTACACCTTTGACATGGTGAATCCGATCATCGATCAAGTCTGCTCCGAGATTGACCAAGCGTCCTTTGATGTCTCTGTCTCGCCTGCTGGCGGCAACAGCACCAAGGACATTGCAAACACCTACTCAGGCATTGTTAGAAACATTGAGTCTATGTCTGATGCCAGTGAGGTCTACAACCACGCTGCTCGCAACATGGTTACCACTGGCTTCGGTGCTTGGCGTGTTGTGCATAAGTATGTGAGTCAGGACAGCTTTGACCAAGACCTATTCATTGAGCCGATTGGCAACTCCATAGACCGTGTATGGTTTGATCCTGCGGCAGAGAAGCAAGACAAGTCAGACAGCCGCTATTGCTTTGTCCTTCACGCTATTGGCAAGGATGAGTATGAGAGGCGCTGGCCTGAAGCATCTGGTGAGTCAGTTGATGAAGGCCGTGATGGCGAGGCTTACTATGACAAGGCTGAGGTCGTAGTCATTGGTGAGCTGCTGTACTGCGAAGAGGAGGAGCGCGAGCTAGTCTTGATGTCCAATGGGCAGGTTCATGAGGCTGATGATGACTTTGAGAAGATAGCTGATGAGCTTGAATCCATTGGTGTGACAGAAGTCCGTAGGCGTAAGCGTGTCAAGAAGTCGGTCTGTTCACGGTTATTTGACGCTAGTGATTGGCTTGAAGAGAAGAAAGAGACAGTCTTTAGCATGATTCCGGTTGTGCCTATCTATGCCAACTACAAGATCTTTGAGAACAAGACAATCTTCTGGGGGCTCGTAGAGAAGCTCATGGACTCACAGCGTGTGCTTAACTACTCAGTAAGCCGTGAGGTAGCAGAGACAAGCCTTGCGCCACGGTCTAAGTATTGGATGACAATGAGTCAGGCTGCTGGTCATGAGTCTTCACTACAGACCTTGAACACTAACCACGATCCGGTTCAGTTCTTCAACGTAGATCCTGAGTTCCCGCAAGTACCTCAGCAGCAAGGTGGCGCACAGATCAACCCAGCGCTACGCACAATGTCTGAAGCTATGCGAGGCATGATTACTTACGCCTCTGGGATGTTCTCCAGCAACATGGGCGACAATCCACAGAACCAATCTGGCGTAGCGATCAATGCGCTCCAGAACAAAGGTGACAACTCCACGATCAAATACTTCAAAGCGTTGGAGTACGGCATTCGTGCCACTGGTCGCATCTTGGTAGCCGCTATCCCTGAGATCTACGACTCAGCGCGTACTGTAAGGCTGCTGAAGGAAGACAACACTTATGACGTAGCTGACATCAACCAGAAGGTCATAGACCAGCAGACAGGCGATGTGGTAGTCGTGAACGATCTGTCAGTCGGCAGCTATGACGTACAGGTCAAGGCTGGTGCGAGCTTCAAGAACCGCCAACAGGAGACAATTGAGACAATCATTGAGATTGCCAAGGTTGATCCAAGCATCCTCCAGATCGCTGGTGATGTCCTGCTGGACAATGTAGCCACTGCCTCAGCTCAGCAAATCTCTGACCGCAAACGCGCACAGATGATTGCCGCTGGCCTGATACCTCAAGATCAGATGACAGAAGAAGAGCTGATGCAGGCGCAGCAGCAGCAAGGCGAGCCACAGCAAGATCCGAACATGGTTCTAGCGCAGGCTGAGCAAATGAAAGCTCAGGCCGAAATGTTACGAGCGCAGATAGAGCAGGCCAAGCTACAGAACGAGCAGATGAAGCTACAGCTAGAAGCTCAGAAGCTCCAGACGCAGATGCAAGGCGATCAAGCTGACAACCAGATTGACTTCTTCAACGCCGAGACTAAGCGCATGGAGACTCAGATCAAGGCTCAGCAGGCAGGCGCTACGATAGACAAAACAAGCGCTCAGGCAGTAGGTGAGCAGCTTAACAACCAAGAGAAGATGGCTGACATTATGGATAGGCAGCGAGCAGAGGCTGAGCGGATGCGAGCCGAGGCGCAACGCCGAGCTATGAGGTATATGTCTGACTCTGAGATAGCGAGAATGCAGAATGGCTGAACGCAGACCAAGCGCAGGATCATCAGCTCTTAACGCTATAGCGCAGTTCAATGCTGCTGTTGTAGATAACACGCTTGGACTGCTAGATCTTGGTGCTCAAGGCATAGCTGGCATTTCTAACATGATTACAGGTCGCAATGACCGTCCTGTAATGCTGGGCGAGCGAGCCAAGTCTGCGCTTAACGTAGAGTCGGATCCAAGCTCTCCTAGTTACATAGCTGGCTCAATCGCGCCTGCCTTGGCTACTGGCGTAGGCGCTATGACGAAACAAGGCGTAACGTCTCTGCGTAACGTGCTCGGCAGCTCTACTGCTGAGCTTAGTGGATACTTTGGAGGCGAGGCTGGCGCTCAGTTAGGCCGTGAGTATGGCGGTGATTACGGAGAACTAGTAGGCGGCTTAGTCGGTGGCACGGTTGTTCCTAATGCTCCTAGATCTGACATATTTGCTGGGCCATCCTCAAGGACTGCTGACAAAGAGGCGTTGTTTAGAGCCAATCAAATGGAAAGGCAAGGCGCTTCTCCTGAAGAGATAAAGCAAGCCACAGGATTCCAAAAGAATCTTGATGGCGAATATATGTACCATATACCTGATAACACATCGGCGTTGAACTATGAGCTGATGAGGACTGATATGCAGGACTTGAAAGAAAGTGATAGAAAACTTTCTGAGTCAATGCGAACAGATCTAGGAGAACCAAGAATACAATCTTTTTTCCAAAGGCCACTCGGAGAAATACTAGATCATCCAGAATTGTATGAAGCATATCCTGATCTTTACAATATGCCTGTTCAGTATCGTGTTAATGAAAACAGACTCAATTCAGGAAGTTTCAGCCCAAGAAGAAAAGAAATTACATTAGATTTTCCGCACTTAAATGATGAATTGGCAGACAAGCCGCTTGGGCGTCAAGGTCATAGCACACTGCTTCATGAGATTAATCACGCAGTTTCAAATATAGAAGGACGAAGCACTGGAGGCTCTCCAGATACATCTTCAGAACAAATGCTTGCGGCGCAAAGAGTAGAGCAAGAGCCATTCGATATTGATTACAGCAACTACAAGATGTCCGATAAAGCGATCAGAGATATAAACCGTGATCTAGCTATTTTAGACTTAGAAGATATTGGAAATAGAGGAAACATTGATGAGTTAGTAGGTCATCATTTGTTTAAAAAGCGTGAAGGAAGAATTATTAGTGAGTTAGGAGATCCTTTTGCCGCTGACGATATGTCTGAATGGGCGCGTATGGCAGCAGAAAAAGCAAAGTTACTGGAATTAGATCAGTTAGATCCATTAACTTATAATGGGCATTTTAATAGGAAACGATCTTTTGACAGAGATGGGCTTTTGGATGCAAGAGAGTATTTATCTGACCAAAAGCAGGCAAGCCTAGAAGGTTATAACAAATACGAAGATATAAGCAGAAAGTATTCTGAGCTGAACAAGCGTGCGCCAAATGCGATGGATAAATACCTGCTTATCAACGATGAGTTTTTGTCCAGAACTGTTCAAAACCTAATGGATGATCCAAGATCAACTTACGATATTCCTTTATATCGTGATGTCCCAGATCCACGGATGGGAAAGTTATCTACAGATGATTTGTTTAACTCTCCTAACCCATACGTTTCACTAGAAGCGTTAGATATCAACGATTGAGAGAAATTGCATAAAAGTATTGCTTTTAACTAAATTGTGGTATATTTGACCACTAGCGCACTCCACGCTTTCTTGGAGGCACGGAACGTCACCGTTTATTTGACGGCATTACAGTAGGTATAAGATGCAACCAGAAGATATGGTCGATGAGATTCAAGACGAAGAAATTGAATTTGAAGACATAGAAACTGAAGATCCTGAAGAGGATTCCGATTCATCAGCGGATACTGGCGAAGGTCAGGAAAAATCCACTAGACCTGTTTTTAACGAAGAACAGCAGAAGGCTTTTGACAAGGCTATGGCTGAGAAGACTTGGAAGGCGCGAGAAGCAGAGCGTCAGGCCGAGGATTATCGCAAGCGCCTAGAAGAGCTAGAGGCTAAGATTCCTAAAGAACAGCCGCCTGAAGTGCCGAATGTGCCTGACTTCTATGCGCTCTCAGATAGAGAGATACAGGAGCAGCTCAGAAGGCGTGATGAGGCGATTGCTAAGCGAGCTGAGTTTGATGCGCGTCAGCAGGCTTTACAAAGCCAGCAGATTGAGTTGCAGAGACAACAGCAAGCAGCGGCGGTGCAAGCGCAGAACGAGAAGATTGCGAGTTACGCAGAGAAGGCTAAGAAACTTGGCATTCAAAGTGAGAATCTCCAAAGCGCAGCTAACAAGATAGGTCAGTTTGGAATAAACCCAATGCTGGCTAATCATCTGATTGATTTGGATGATGGAAGTCTTGGGACGTTGTACCTTGGTGAAAATCTATTGGAGCTGGATAAATTAGCTAATATGCCTATAAACAAGGCGCTGCTGTACTTAGATCAAGTCGTTATGCCTAAAGCTCGAAAACTTAAACCTAGTGTTAATGCCGCTCCTGATCCACTAGACACGCCAAGAGGCGCTGGGAGAAGTCCCAAGTCAGGTGGCCCGAAAGGAGCTACTTTTGAATGAATAAGGTGAATCTATCATGGCTAATAGCTTACA